CGAGACCCCGCACAATAGCCCGCGCCTGCTCGTGCGGGATACCGGAGGTTTTGAGCTCTTCGACCAAGCGGTCAGTATCAAATGTGAGTGTGGTCATACCACACTCCAAAGCCACTTCTTTTTGCCGCAGTCATAAATACGCCTTGCACCCATTAGGTATGTCATTTCTTTCTCCGTGCGAGTATCCGTTTCCGGATTGTAAGTGTCTGTACAGCCATGCTCCAGTAACCGTTTAGGTATGTCTCGGCGTTGGTAGTGCGCTTTGGGGCGAATGCCTATCTTCTGACTCCATACTTGGTAGTCTACAGTAATTTCATTCTCCAAAACAAACCCCAGTTGCTTATACATCCCACCCCCAAAGTATCGGTTATCTGAAAAGGACTTCACTTCTTTTGGGTTGTACTCTTGGAGAAATGCCTTAAATAATCGAGATGCTCCTCCTGATACTGTAACCCGCGTTGCATATCGCCCCAGCGTCCAACACCGCCCTTGTGCCGCTGTACCTCTATCATTTGCCCCAAAAACAAAGCGCATACACGCCACCAGCTTGTCTTTCCAGTACAACCCATAGTGCGCACCTACCCCTGCACCGCCTTGGATGTGATACTTGTCATAGAACCCCCGCGCTTCCTGAATATCTACTTTGCGTATTTCACATTTCCGCGCCATCAGCTTACCCTTGGACTTCCCAATCGCATTACGCAACAACCGTTTTACTGCGTAGGGGTGCTCCTTATATTCATTCTCAAAAATAGTTATTAGTCTGATGCCTAAATCCGCACATGCTTGATGTTTAATGGCGTGCTGGTTTTTATCCCTTTTCTCGGATTCTGCATTACTATGGCTATGATAATAAATGCCACAATATTCAACAGCTAACTTATGCTCGGGAAGGTATATATCCAGCTCTTTAGGTTTTATAAGCTGTCTGTCACGCCGCTCTACAGAAGTAAATATGGATAGCATATCCCCCAATGCCTCTTCATCCTTGGATTTCATGTGGTTGCACTGAGGGCACGGGTTTCCCCCATCCAAATGATTGTAGGCTATTTGGGTGAGCTGTCTGTTATGCGGGATGCACCTGAATGTTATGGGGTTAAGATTGTGTGTGTATACTGTTCCAGTGTAATCAAACACTCCTTTATGCAATAGGGTTGCCCGTGCAACAAACTGTTCTGCTACCGTTTTATTCCTTCGGGTATTTCGTGCTTGTTGGGGGCCTACAGCACATTTAGGGCAGCCCCGCCCTTTCCTGTGTGAGTGTGTAGTTTGGGGGAACACTCCATGTTCTCTACAAATAATATCAACATTGTCATGGGCGTTAGTGTATTTCACCAAAGAGTAATCATACCTATCTCCATGTACTTTCCTAAACTGCATTAGTCTATCTTCTAAAGAAGGCTTACGCTTTTTAGAAGCTGCATTGGTTGCTTCTCTCCCACACTGGAAACAGCCTTGGCGCTGGGATACATGTGCATTGGGTGACTGAAAAAACTCCCCATGAATAGGGCAGATAATTCTTATATATGTCCCGGAATTAATGTAAGGGTCTGGGTAACTATAAGTATCCCCATGTACTGCCCTAGCTTTGGTTATAAAATCTTCTGTTGTTAACTTCTTCATTTAGCCCCCTGTGTTGTCCAAGCAGCTATTTTAATACCTATATGGAAAAGGTCAACATCTAAATTGCTAAATGGACAGGCGCAAAAAAGCCCACCGAAGTGGGCTTAATTTACTTCTTTTAAAACAGAGACTTAACTATGCCCCAGGGCTTGAGAACACCCCTAGCGGATCCGACCAGCCCACGCTGTATCGTTCACGAGATTTGTAGCGAACGTTGCCCGTGTCGAAGTCACCATCCATTGCAGTGGTCAGTGGCGCTCTAACAAACATTTTGAGTCCATTAGGCACGTCCGTTGTTAACATCCAAGCATTGGAGTCGGTAAAAAAGTGGTTTATCTTATACCCACCTGGAATTGACCCATTACTCTTCAATGCGTTGATATCATTGTCCGCAGTACCCACACGAAGCTCTGTCTCAAGGAGCCTGGTTGCCACAAATTGCAGTGCTGGTGGGATGACTAACTTGACAGGTTTAGCTGCAATCAGCAACCCGCGTTCATCCGTCCAAGCTGCAATCTGGATGACTGCTGCCTCAAGTGAGGTTTCATTCAAATCCGCTGCTGTCGCCGGTGTATTGCTGTTATACCCGCCCCCTACCAGAGGATGCAAAGTAGAGAACAGTGGCACACCATCGCCGCCCACAGCCTGTGCTGAGAAGCCATTGTTGATAATAGACGCTGCTTTAACCTGCTTGGTGTACGCCATCGCTCTTGCCAGCGCTTTGGTATAACGAGCCGATAGTGCGTCATACAGATTGTCCTCGACAGCTTCTTCTGTAATTGAGAACCCTAGTGCAATGGTCTCATGATTGTATCTGGCCGTCCAAGCCTCTTGGGCGTTTTCATATTGAATAGCAGCCCCTTCGTTTTTAACCGGAGCGGCCTGGAAGCCACTCAATTTTGTTTCTTCTTCAAAAGAACGTTCTGAGCTTTCAATCTCGAAAATCTCTTTATGCTCTTCGCCGTAGCGGGCATATTCAAGACCGAACAACGCGTTCAGTCCGGGAAGCAATTCTTTTAATAGTTGTGCGCGTGAAATAGCCATGACTAACTCCTTTAAGTAATTGCTAAAGCAGTATAGTAAGCATGGACGCCAAAGTTGAGCTTGACGAGCACTTCCGGATACTGGGTGAAAATGACCGTCGCACCCGAGGCAATAGCTGCCAACGGCGCTGCATTGACGGTGACCGAGGTTGCACCCGCTGCCGCTGCTACAGAGACGTAAGACCCTGAAGCAATGTACTGGCCATTGGACGCAATCGAGCCTACATCAGTACCGACAACCAGTGCATTAGGTAATGCAGTCGTCAAGGTAATGGTTGTAGAGCTGGATGAGCCGACCGACGGGGTGACAACCGCAGTCTCAGGCACCAAACCCACCATACGCGCCGCAGCAGTATTGGTGGTTGTCGTCGCAGACCAGAGTAAAGCCACTTGGGAATTGCCGGTCGCGCCATTGACGGCGTTTTGAATCAGACCGTAGTTCTGACCGAGGACAGCTTGGCTGGCAGAGGCCAGTACCGTTGTTGCCGAACAGACGACGGCTTTAAACACCGTGTCGGGGTCATCGCACACATACGCCATGCCGTCACCTGCCAAGGTACTGGCGACCCAATTTTGGGCAAACAGTTTTTGCTTGGTTGCCGGGCTGGTGTAGGTGCAGCCTAAAAATACACCGACCAAGCCGACTGCGGTAGAATCCGTAGTGCCGGTGTGTTTGGTAATGTTGCCTCGGGTGATATTGACTAAATCACCGTAGCCTATTGCTGTTGCGTAGCCATAGCCAATCGGGAGCATACGTGTCGCACCTGCGAACACCTGCCCACCGACCAGATTGACTGGTTTAAGCCCATACGGGCCGTTTACAGTTGGGTAAGCCATAATGGCCTCCTATTAATATTTATGCATCCCCTAAGGGCGATGCATTAACCCTTGCCGAAGGACGTGGAACTTTTCTTTTCTCTAAAGATAGGCATCCGGGCGTCGCTTTGGCGCATCAGGTTATTGTCCACGGCCTCCGTTTGAGCGTGCGTTTGCGCGGTAATATACTCATTACGTTGCTGTACGAACTCAATCGGGGTCTTGCAGAGCAGTAACCCACCAATTTCGATGTTGTCCTTGAATCGGCTGTTCGGGTCGACCAATAGTTGCATTTGTGGCTGTTCAATCACCGGGACGGGTTCCCAGCCTTCTCGTAGTTTTGCGGACAGATTGCGCGGGTCAGTCTGACCTAACGAGGCAATACGAATCCAGCGGTACGCCCAACCGGGGATTTCCTCCGGTTTAGGCAATAATTCGGGGGGCATCCACTTCTCGGGGCGTTTGTGGGCGTCGCGTTTTTCCAGTACTCTAGTTTCAGCCATGGTCGTTTCCTATTAAATATCTTCCGGAGACGGCGTCGCCGGCAATGCTTACACCCGGTACAAACGTGACTGCTTCAGCTAGTGAGTACGTTAAATCAATATTCTTTTGTTGTGTAGTTACTTGAATAACACAACCGACACCAGGAATTTCCATAGCTTTTGTACTTTTCATCCAGCCTTCCGTCTGACTCGATGCTTTACAAAGCAACTGGAACATATCACCATTCCCAAACACTTTGATGTCCGGGACATTGACTTTAGCACCAGCTACGTCGCTGTTATACAGTGTTTTTTCAGACATTAACCTTCTCCAATTTAATTACTTCCATTGCATACTGCTCCGGGGTTAACCCCAACTTTTTGGCGATTGCCAGCTGTGAGGTCTTCAGGACGACTTTCTTGGAAGACGTACTGCGTCTGACGGGAGCGACGACATCCGGTTTGGGTGTGCCCTCGTCAGAGGGTGCACGTACACCGTGCTCAGCCTCCGTAGCGGGCGGTTCAAAAGCCTCAGGAAACCTCTGTTTGACTTCTTTGGTGATTTCGTCAAAATAGGCTTTGGAGCCGACAAAGTTCTGGCCGCGCGTTTCTGCCAAGTCTTCATGAACGGCGAGGGCGTACTTGGCCATTTTCTTTTTGGAAGGGTCTACATACCACGGGTTCTCTTTGACCCATTGGGCGACATTTGGGTCGACGGCAGGGGCGGGCTTGGGAAGCGTATATTCCGATGCTTCTAGCGAAGCGTCGGACATAGTAGGCTTGAAATCCGTGGCTTTGTCAAGCTTGGCATTGGCTTTTATCAGCTCTTGCTGGGCTTCGACAATCTCATCCGTGGTACCGGCATCATAGGCCTCTTTATAGCGCCGTTTGGCCTTGTCAACCTCAAGCTCTGCCGCCGACTTGTAGGTGGTTAAGAGCTCTTCTTCACCGGTCTTGAGCAGGGACTTTAAGCGCTTGTTCTCGTCGAGGATTTTTTGAGCGAGGGTCAGGGCTTCGTTCTGCTCACGCTGCGCCTGCTCTTTTAGGCGCCTTTCATCGTGGTAAACCTTTTTGTACTGTAAAAACTTATTCTTGACCGTTTTACTATATTCTTCCGAGTCCGGCAGCGTCTCAAGCTCATCGGCGAGGTCTTTCGGTAACGGTTCAATATTGCGGTCAGCGGCGGGGACATCGGACTCTTCTTCTATCTCAATGCCGGCGTCATCGAACTCACTGTTTAAATCATCATCGTCATCATTTGGGAAACGATATGCCATTACAAGTTACTCCTTTCTTCCTGGAGTTGTGCTGACTCTTTGTCTCGCATAATTTGCTCATCACGAATTGCTTTACCTACCCACATATAACATTCTTCCAAATGAGTAAGCGCCAGCTGCGTTGCGCGCGTATCACCAAAATCTTCAATGGCTTGCGCTAAACTTTTTACAGACTGTTTTATGTAATCCTGCTTTTCGCAGGCTATGTTGTCATACTTTATGTAATCAAATCTATTAGCCATTGTCTGCTCCTTGTTGGGCGGCGAATAGCCTGGAGACGTAATCTTCCTGCTCCGCATAAGGAATTAAACACGTCATTAACTTAATAATATAATCTTCGCTTCCGGTTACGTAAATTCCACTATTAATCAAACTATCTTTTGCTAAATCAAGTAGTAGCTCTTTTTGCTTCTCAGTTATCATTTTTTGTCCTTGGTGAGGTGGTGGTCGTGCGCTATGCGCGCGTTGAGTAGCTTAGTCCGCTGCGTTTGCGTCGCTGCGGCTTGGTAATCTTTTAATAATTTGCGGGACTTGTCGTCCCGCTCGAGTACGGACGTAACCATGATTTAATCCTCGAAATCGCCATTTAGTAATTTGAACTTAAATCTTTCTATCATATACAGTAGCTCTTGTTTGCTCGCAGTAGATGCTGCAAAATAAGCCCCATCATCGTGGCATCGCCCTATAACCAAAACCCTGTGCAACTTATTTTTAGCCCCCTCCAAAACGTTATCGGGACTAATATCCAATCGTGTATAGCCTCCTATAGGCGTTACCTTGCTCATGAAATCTTTTTAGTGCTAAACAAATGCTCCAACCAAGACTCTTTATGCTTGGCTCTAATAGCATCGGCCAAGTCCGCTTCGTCAGCTTGTTTTTGTAGTTCAATCAATTGCTCTTGCTCGGCGACCGAGTCTAACGAGAATTGGTACAATGCGTCTACTAAATATTTTGGAATCTCCATTTTATGCTCCTAGGGGTTCGTTACTTAAGACGCTAATCTTAAGGAATGGACAGTTAACGGCGTCTAATGCCGCGGGGGTCTTCGGCTGTCCCGATTACGGAATCATCCGTAATAAGGGCAAACTCTTTGCCGTGTATATTAAGCCGCATCCCGGTGTAGCTGCGGCACAAGATGAAATCACCTTTCTGGCACCACGGTCCTGATGGGAACTTAATAGGGTCATTATAGCAGTCAGGACCTAAGTCGACGACGAACAGCACCATGGTGAGTATACTTTCGTTGGCAACGGTAATGTCCGGCTTAATAAGCTCCGAGTTGTCGAACTTCTCGACGATTTCAGGCACGGCGCACAGGATGTGATAGCCGGTGGGTTTGGGCAGTTGTGATGCTAGTTTGGCGTGCTCGCTAGTGCTCGTACGCGTTTCTGATAAATCGGTCACTCGTCGTCATCCTCCCCTCGTGCGAGGGTGTTTAGCAGTTGTAAAAGTTGTTTAAAAGCGTCGATTTTGCCGACAATATGCCGGTACTCTGCCCAATCTGTCGGGGTGCCTTTACTCAAGGTGTCAGTATAGACGGTTATACGTTCTTTGACTTGAATCTCGAGTTTGGTCAGGATGCGCAGGGTCTCGTTGTCCATTAGTTCTCTCCAATATTAGTTACTCTTCTTAGCCGGTGCGGGCCTCTTAGCCGCCAGCTTGGCTTGTTCAAGCTGCTGCTCCAGGGTCATCTCGTGCTTGGCCATGTCATGGGCTTGGCTGGAATGATGGGTGTGTAAATCAACGGCATGCTTAGTGTGGCCGTCATGTTTTTTAGCATTTAATTCAAGCTGCTTGATATGGATATTAGCGCCGAGTTGGGCGCCGGCGGTCTCACTTTGGTCTTGCAGCTTGGCGCCTTGCAGTTGTAAACCCGCTTGTTTAATGGCGATATCGGCGTCGTCCTTTTTAGCCTTGCGTTGTAAATCTTGCGCTTTAAGCTGCAGCTCTTGTTGCTGGAGCTGAATCACCGGGTCTTGGGATTTGGCGGCGTTCTCTTGCGCCTGCTGCGCTTGTACATTCTGTTGCAATAGCTGTTGACTTGCTTTGGCAGCCAGCTGAGATACTTGTAGCTCCATTTCCATAGGGATGCCAATCTGCTCATCCTCATCCTCCGGACTGCCGTAAGTGGGAAGGGGCTGGCCCATCGCCTGCTCAATTTGTTTACGATACTCATAGCCCAGATGCTCGGCAATATGAGCGCTAAGAGCAGCCTCGAGGGCCTGTAGGGCTTGGGGATTGTTGCCATACGCACCTTGTAGGACGGACATCACTTTAGGGTCGTGCATGGCCGCCATGTGCACGGTGATATGGGCTTGGTGGTCTTGGTATAAAAACGCTTTGACCGGCTTGCCTTTGAGGATATCCTGGTTCTCGGTCACCGGGTCACGGGGTTTGGCGTCGCCGGGCATCGGGATAAGCTTCTGGTAGTCTTTAATACCTAGCACCTCTAACATCTGCCGATGTAGTAAAGGCATGTCATACAACTGCGGTGCGCCTTGGGCCAGTTGTAAAACCGCTTGGTACTGTACCACGCGTTGGGCGAGTGTCGCGGCGTTGGGGTCACTAACCGGGATGACGGCGACTTGCTTATAATCAGAGCGTTTAGCAGAGCGTCCGCCTTCTTCCGGTTCATAAGAGTAAGTCTGCGGCGTGTAGTCCCTGATGATGTCCCGTAAGAGCTGGAGCTCGCGTTTCATTCAGTAATGGATGCGGG